GTTCCCGATCACATCGAGGCTGTTGTCGGTGTTGCGGGCCTTCACCTGTAGGGTGACACCCTTGTCACCAACCACGTTGGTTTCGAGCAGGCCGAGATAACGCTTCACATAGACATCATCGCGGGCCAGAGCGCGCGCCCGGTTGCGCATGATGACGAGATCGGGCTTCAGTTCGCTATCGGCGCTCTTGCTAGAGGCCATGAAGTCGGCGAACAAACGGCCAGTATTCGCTGCATGGTAGCCGCGCTTACGCATCGGCGCAGCGCCAGGCTTTTGCGGAAGCCCCAAAATCTCTCGCCAAAGGCTCATAGGAATCGCACCTTCATCGTGGTCTTGGTCGGCTTTCCGAGAGCAATTGCGTTGTCTCGACGCTCCTTGACCACTTCCTTACGGTAATAATCACGCCATTGCAAAAGGTCAGCAATGCTCATCTTAGAGATCGACCGGCCCTGAATGCTATAGCTGCTCACATCCTTGTCAGCACGACCCTCAAGCAGCCACTCGATCTTGTCGAGCATGATCTCTGCGTGGGAACGCGGGTCGGCACCGTTATTGTCGAGGTCGGGGATAGCCTCGAATTCGCCGCGCTCCACGACGATACGGTTTCCGGTCGAGGTCTGGATGACCTCAAGTTGCCAATGGTAGAAGCCAGCAGTGAACGCTTCTGAGGTCGCGCTCGGAACTTGGAACAGATAGTAGCTATCGCGTTCGATCCCGACCAACTGGATTTCGGTCGACCCGCCAGCGGTGATCCGCGCCACATACTGAGCCGAATATTGGGCAGGCGGGTAGCTTTCGGCCAGCGCCGTCTTCTTCCACTGGATGAAATCGCCAACAACGACCTTCAGCGGTTCGCCTTCGGGGGCATTGCTCTCATCAAACAGGTTAGCCATTAGCCCTCAACGCCAGTTATTAGCGAAACCGCCCTTCGGCCTTGCCGCCCTCGGCTTAGCCAACGGATGAGGCTTCTCAGTCTGTTTCTTGGCTGGAAGCTCCGCCCTACGTTCCACATTAGCATAAAACCGCCGCACGATGCTATCCATATTCACATTTAATATGTGAAAGGCCGCAATCGCGTAAACTCGAACGTCCAAAGCCTCGTTTCTTGTGCGGGTTTTGATCCACGTTCGCACCGGATAGCCCTTGTGATATTTGATGACTTGCTTTTCCGCCGTAAGCTGCCGGAAGTATTCGTCATCGCGCTTTGCCTGGAAGTGGCAGTAGCCTGGGCCTGGTTCATCAATCCGCAGCCGGGCGTAATGCAGTTCCTTCGCGGTATCTACGCCAATGGCGTATAGCGGGACCTTGCCGATATTGTTTTTCGATGGGCGACCGACAATCGGCTTGCCCTCACCGCCGACACCCTTGATGGCGAACACGCGGTGACCTGCGCGGGTCTTGGCATAGTTGTAAACCGCCCGCGTATGGTGACCACCGGAGTCGATACAGGTCGAGCGGATAAGCATCGGCTCACCAATCGGATGCTCATAGGTCGCCAGCAGGATTTCATCGAGCCGCGCCCATAGCTGCGGGCTGGACGGATCGCCGTAGATCACATGATAGTCGATCTGCCAGCTTTCCTCGCCTGCGCCCCAGCCGACAATTTCGACTTCCAGACGGTCATCCTGAACGTCAACGCCAGCAGTGAGCAGAACAACATCCTCTGGAATTCCGTCATAGTCTTCCTTCCTCTGCGCCACGGCATAGTCATCGACCCCGTCACCCTGATCTTCCCAAGTCTCAGCCAAGATCGTGTTGACGAAGGTCTTGAGCCGCATCGGATCCTTGCGGCAGGCAAGGAATTCCTCAACCGTGTCCACCAGATCGACCCAGGGCGAGTAGAGCGCATTGAACCAGAAGCCAGCAGCGCCGTTAAATGGTGCTTCGGCGATCCACTCACCCTTTGCAACCGCAGCATGACGCTCACTTTCGGTCCAGCCGGTGCCGCACTCCATACAATGGTAGCGGGCGGTCTTCGGGTTATCGTCCTGCCACTGGACGTTAGACCACATCAGAAGCTGGCTGTGGTCACAGTGCGGGCAGGGGACGTAGAATTTGCGCTTGTCCGTCTCGTTATAGGCATCCTCGATCCGGCTTGCGCCCCGATTGGTCGGGGTCGAAACCTGAATTACCTTCCGGTTCCAGAAGGTGGCTGCGCGCCGCTTTGCCAGAGAAATTGGATCGCCTTCCTCGCCTGCTGACGGAGGGTATCGGTCCACTTCGTCGCATAGGACAACACGAATAGGGCGAGAAGCAAGGGAAGATGGACTGTTAGCGCCAACAAGAGACAGAGCGCCACCAGGAAACACCTTATGCAAAGTCGTATTATTGGCATCTTTGGCCCTGCTATCATTAACCAGCCCGCGCAGGGCCGGAGTTGGACGGATCAGACCGGCGGTGACGCGGTCCTTTGAGAACGCCTGCGCCATGTCCACGGTCGGCTGCATCACCAAGATCGGACAGGGATCGTGGTGCATATGGTAGCCAATGGTGTTCAGGATCGCCTCAGACTTGCCGGATTGCGTCCCGCACATCACCACGACTTCACGGACGGCTGGATCGGAGCAGGCATCCATGATCCCACGCTGGTATTCGGCGCGTGATGTATACCATCGACCAGGTTCAGCAGATGATTGGCTATCCAGCCGGCGTTCAGCGTCAGCCCATTCAGCCACACTCAGGCGAGGCGGTGGTGTCAGGCGGCGCATTGCACCAGCCAGTTGAGACATGGCTTCGGCGCGGATGGTTGGATCAAGCTGGATCATGATATAAACAGGTCGCCCTGACGTTGGGCTTCTTCAATGCGGCGGCAGGCAATGTCGAAATACTTCGGCTCGCGTTCGATCCCGATGAAGTCCCTACCCATCTGAACCGCTGCTACGCCGGTGGTGCCGCTGCCCATGAAGGGGTCGAGAATCGTGCCAGGAACCTTGCGCAGCAGCATCTTCATCAAGCCCACCGGCTTCTCGGTCGGGTGGACGCGGCCATTTTTCGCCATGCTCTGAACGGGCGGGTGATAGAGGACGGAGCCGCAATCGCGACTTCCAATAAAGCCCCTGCCGAGCACGTAAATTTCTTCGTGGTCGGGCTTCCAAGGAATGGATAGATCACCCATTCCTAGCGCCCCGCCCTTGTTCCAGATCAGCACCATCTTGGCTGCAGCGGGCCGCTCAATCCTCCATGTTCCGAAACAGAGGCAAGGACGATTCTCTGCCCACGCCAGCACGGCATCCCGCGCCTCAGTCGTTTCATCGCCCGCAATCGTCCGACCTGCAGCCCAAAGTTCGTCGGTCGCATGGCCAGATTGATAGGCCATCCCATACGGCGGATCAGTCACCACCGCATCCACCTTGCCCAGCGTCGGCAGAATATCCCGGCAGTCGCCCAAATACAGCGTGGCGCGCCCAATAACTTCTTTCCTCATACCTACTCCTTCAGCTTATCAATCTTGCGGGGCCGGCCGCGCTTCTTCGGTGCAGGCTCTGCATCGCCATCAACCGGAGCCACAGTGCCTGTGGCAACAGGGTCAACGCTGGGGTTATAGTTCGCCAGTTCCTCTAGCGCCTCACGGATCGCGTCCTCGATGCGGTCCTTCACCAAGCCAGTATCCGATATGCCAGACACAATCGGGGCCATCTTCGTCGGGACCGCCAGTAGCTTGGCGCGGCAGGCATGAAGCACACTCTCCCACGCCTTCACCACATCAGCGGTGAAGCACATGGTCGCCTTGATCCGCTGAAGCTCAAGCTCAGCGATCTCAGCCTCGGCGTTGATCTTGCGAGTACGGGCCTCATCGTAAGACATGCCCACATTGGAAGTGAGCATCATACTTTCTTCACCAGCCCGCTTGCGCACCTCTGTCATTAGAAGGTTAGACCCATTTTACCGTAATGATCGCGCATTCTGGCAACAGCTTCTGGTTTAAGCAACTGGAGCCAGCGACTCGGATGGTGAGCGGCCTTTGCGGCATTACAACTCCAACACATCACTGTGACATTGCTGGCCGAGTGAGTGCCGCCAAGCTTTAGTGGGACAATGTGGTCAAGCACCTTATCGTCGCGCTCCATATAGCCATCGCAGCATGGACAAACCGTGACTGAGAATCTTTCGCGCATGAGATCGGATGTCACAGTGCCATCTGATCGCTCATCAATCGTAGCCTGGCGGCGCAGATTTCCATTCCATTCGCCAGAATGAACTTTGGCTGATCGACAGGGTTTACACGTTGTCTGCCTTCCATCTTTTGCGGCCTTGTTTGGCGAGAAATCATTGAATGACTTTCTAATGCCGCAAGCAGAACAAACTTTAGATTGAGACTTTATGTCAGCCTCAATGTCGCGCCGCGACCTGATCTTTGTCGAACAGCAATATTTCGTTGTTTTGTTTGTTTTTAGGCAAACATCGCTTTGCCCCTCAAGCGGCCATTCAGATTTTGGTTTGGTTTCTCCGCAACGCTGACAGGTTTTGAGCGGGTCAGATGGCTTCGGCACTGGGCGCGGATTGGGGTTCAGTTTCATGCGACAGCGATAACTTTATTCGGGTTCTTAGTCAACTGGTAATAGG